TAAGAAACTTCACCTAAATCAATTTTTGAAATCCAAGCGTTATATAGCGTCCATTCTTCAACTTTTGACCCTAATTCATCAATTTGTTGAATTATTACACCACCACCAGCTTTTAATGCTGATACAACACCAGATTTATCAAACATTCTTATACTCTCGGTTCCACCATTTAACGCATTACCTTTTGCAACTGGGTCTTGAAGGCCACCTTGTTCCAATATTCCATTAAGACCATGAAGTTGTTGAATAATTTGGTCATTTTCTGTGTCAACAAATGTTACAGTAACATCGTTCCATTTAATACCACCGGGAAACTTATAAGTGTTTCCAAGGAATTTATGTTCACCTACAGTAATATCAGCATTTGGTTTATTTACTGATTTTGCTAAAATTGCTGGTAAGCTTCCAACAAATACTAGAAACTTATGTTTTCTCTTTGGTTCTAAACCTGCATCGCTCCAGAATGCCATATCCTTAATCTCCCTTTATATTATATAGTATTAATCGTTAAAAGAAGCACCAGAACCTGCAATAACGAAGTCAATTGCAATGTATTCTATAGCTCTTGCTGGTTTGACGAAAATCTTAGCATAAACAATATTTCTATCAACCAAATCTGGCGTTGTAGTACTGTTATCAAGAATCAAACGATATTCTGTGATACCGAGTCTTGATTTAACACTATCTAACAATGTTGTAGCTTGTGCTGTGAAACGATTCCAAGTTACAGATACATTTTGGTCGAATAGGATTGTTGAAGCGATGATTGAAATTTGTCTCTTCAAGTAGATAACCAATCTACGAACATTGATTCTATCAAGAGCAGATGGTGTAATTTGTAAGGTCTTTTGACCAAAGATTACGATACCTTCTGCTGGGAATGAAGCAATTGGGTTGATATTAGCTTCGTATAGTTTATCACGTTCATCTGAATTCAAGCGTTGTGAGACACCGATTACTGGTACACCACCACGACCTTCTGAAAGACCACCACGGGTGAATCCTGCTGGTGCAAACCATAGTTCTTGTGTTGCTTGACCATATGAAATAGCACCGAGAGCTACAACAGATGGTGGTACGAAGAGATTTCTATTGCTAACAGTATCTCTGATTTGTACCCAAGGGAAATATGTTGCACCATAGCTTGAGTTGATTGCTCTTCCTTGAAGGGTAGAAATTACAGAATCTACGGAACCAAGACGGTCAATTGGGTATTGTTCATATGATTCGTGTTCTGGAATATAAACATCTGGTAAGTCAATTATTGCCATTGCATCTGCTCTTGATTCACAAGTATTAACCAAGTGAGTTGTAAGAGCTTCTTTGGTAATACCGGGAACTGCAATAATATCTGTTACCAATACCTCTGGGTCTGCACAAGTATCAATTGCTCTACGAATTGAATGGTATTCATAGCTTGTCAATTCTGAGCTTCCAATTGCTCTGTTGGCAAATGGGTCTGATTCTACTATGTCTAGGCCATCAAAACCACCAACAAATGGCATTGTGAATTTGTTGTAGCCAGCGTCTAGGATTGCTGTATATCCACCAGATACTGCTGTGTATGAGTTACCTGCGGTTCTTGAGCCAGCAACGTATACGAAGCCAGAACCAGCGGTTGCAGAACTAGAAACATCATCAAGTGTAAATACAAATGAGTTCTCTGTGTAAGTCTCACCTTCAGCAGAGTATGAATCTACAGCATAAGCTTTGGCTCTCACCAAATCAGAATATGATTGGTCAAAGATTGTAGTTGTGCCAGATGCTACTGTTTTAATACCAAAGTAAGCTTTTGTTGGGTCTGAAAGTCCAACAGAGGAAGCTGACACAACGAGTGGTAATGTTGGGTATGTGAATGAAGCAGTAAATGCGCTACCAGTTACACCAACAAAATTACTTCCATTTGCATTTCTTATTGCTGATGCTGTTAATACATTATCTGTTGAAATTAGTGTGCCACTACCTTGAATGACGACTGTTTTGTATCTTGGTGGTCCAAAGAAGCCAAATGGTAGATAAGCAGCATCTACTAAGCCGAGTTCTACTGCGCTATCCATTTCTACATAAACATGCTTTGATACAAGAGAATATGTTCCAACTTCATTGTATCTTCTTTCTGATTCATTCCACACCAATGATTTATCGCCAATTCTTCTTGCAATAAAGTTCTCTGAGGCTGGGTTTAAATCAAGGCCAGTATATCTCTCAATAACTTTCTGTACAGCATCCGTATCGTTTGCTTGACGGATACTTAATGAGAAAGTTCCATATGGATTGTATTGTGGATTTGCTGGTGCTTTGATGTTGTAGATTGAAATCTTGAGGTTTTTGCTTTCCCATTCACCAGAATCAATTGCTACTAAACGGAACAATTTTTGTTGTGCAGTTGCAGAGAATGAAGCATAATTACCATTCAAATCTTGACCAAATACCCAGCCTGTTTTAGCTGGTTGCATTGGCAATCTATTATCGGCAACATTTATAATACCATTTTGCAATGGTGCAATGAATCCAACAAGACCGCTTGATATATTTAATGTATTTTGTAGTGACATATCAAATGTCTCACCAAGCCAGTATTTTTCTTGTGAAGCAGTTGGAGTAATAAGATTATTTGATAATACTGGGTTTGTGTTGAATACTTTTCTAGCATACTTGTCAGAACTTGGGACAAGGTTGAAAGTTGTGTTGTATTCCTCAGTACCATCGCTATCATATATAATTGCTTTGAATTCGTTACCAGAAGAGCCAGTACCGAGAATAAAGATGCTTGAACCAGAAGTGGCAGAACCTGTTATATTATTACCACTAAGAGCCATAGAGCCAGTTTGTAAATACCATACTGCTGCCAAGGAACCAGTACCAAGATTTGCATTTAAGGTTGAAGCTGATTGAATCAAGAATAGACCATAAGCACCACCACCAGCAGTTGCACTAGTGGCATCAGATGAAACTGTCTTCCAACCTGCCTCACCAGCATCTAGTGTTGCATTCTCGTTTTGTGTACCGAGTAAACGTATTACATTAAGTGATGGTGTGTTACGTAACCAAGCTTGTGCTGCATAAGCGGCATATGTTGGAGAAGTATAATTACCATTTCTCCAAACGTCGCCACCTACCTTACCAGCGATTGGATTACCAAAGATATCAATAAATTGAGAGAAGGATGAAATACGAACGGGGCGCATTGCTGGGCCACGTTCAAATCTACCAATTACTGTTGGACCTACGCCAACTGGTGTAGCTGGAATTTGAGAATTATCAATCTCAGCAATTTGAACACCGGGAGAAACAAACTTGAATTTATCTACAGCCATTACTTAAATCTCCAATCTTTTTAATTTAATTATCAGTATTAAATAGTTATATCTACTTCAAAACGCTTTATTCTCTATAATTAGTTTTGTTTTTCAACGAATTTACAATTTGATTAATATCTCCAACTATTGTACGCTCTCTTGGAATTTTTATTTCAACAGCATTTTCTCTTTTAACAAACGTTGGAGTGTTTTGATTGTTACCTTGACCAGATAAATAACCCAACACATTGAAGTTAATTTTGGAAGTGTAAATTTTTCTATCTTCTGCAAGATTTGCAGAATTATGTTCTATACCAAATCCATCTTCAAAAAATACTTCAAATTGATGTTCTTTCTCATATATTTGTTGTGTCTTTTTATTTCCATTCTTTGTTATAAATGTCTGAATGATTTCATTTGCTTGTTGCAGATAATCGCATTTAGTGTGTAAGGTATATTTAACCATAATAGGTACTGGCATGTTTGTTGTTATAGTAGTATAAACAACTTTAGTAGGAACTGCTCTTGGGTCGCGCAATCCAAATGGATTTGAGAAGTTTCCATATCTATCAACTCTATTGACAACTTGACCCTCTATACCTCTAGTTAAATCTGCATTTTGAAAGTTTGTTGTTTTCTCTTGATTAATAGTTCTAGATATTGTTACTGAGCCACCACGATAATCGTTTAAAGCTGGTATGTTTGCTGGTACTGCTGAGTTTTTTGCTTCTTTCTTAATATCGGTTCTATCGATTGTCATTAGAGGTAAACGTAGCATACCAGAGCTATCTCTTAAGTCTTTATCAGACTTTATCTGATATGCTCTTTCGGCAGATAACCAAATGATAGGAACCTTTTTCCAACCATCCTGTGTATTAGTATATACATCATAATGATTATTTATCCAATTAAATACAGCAGTATCAATTGTCTCAATTGTTGATGGTTCAAGTATGAATTCTTCTTTTGTTTCTACCATGTTATCCTACGAATATGTTTTGTGGAATCTTAGCAGTTGTTTTCTGTATATTCTCTGAATCATTTGCTGTTTGTTCAGCTAACTTACTATATGTAAGTTTCTCTAATGTAGTCTTTAATTCTTCTCTTAATTCTTTTTGCATCTCTTTTGCTTCAGAAATTAAAGCAGAGCCATTAAGTGTAACCGATTCGCCCGGAATAGGAATTGTTGAGAACTTAGAACGTATTTGTCCAAGTATCTCTTTGCAAAGAGCAAGACAAAATCTTCTAATCCATTGTTTACCGATTGAGTTTATATTCTCGTATGGAATATTTGCAAATGGTAGTGTATTCATGTTGTTGATACCACCAGCTTGATTTGTACCAGCATCATTGTTACTTTGTTTCCATCCATCTTCTTCTACACTAAAATCAATCCAAAAATATCTTGGTGTAAATGAATTTGGTACTGGAAATATTCTTAATTTATTATTTATAACTTCATATGAGTAGTGAGAATTTCTTGTGTATATTGAAGTTTCATAAGCCATTGCTTGTAGTTTATTTTGCCAAGCTGGAATGACCTCAAAAGTACTATCATCAGCATATTGACCATAAGTAGATAAATTACCAATTACATTTAAACCACCATAATATCCAAAGAATCTCCACATTGAAGCTGGTGTTTTATAATAAAATCTTCGTACTGTTATTTTTTTCCCCGCTAAGGTTCCACTAAAAGGTACAGCACCGCCAGTTGCTGGGTCATAGTTGTTTAGGCTTGCAGATTGAATAATTGTTTGTATATCGTAATCTTGCACTTCATCTTGTATTGGTATTGAAGCAGAATAAATTGGAGAATTCATGCCAATACCAGCTTCTGTTGCAAATGCATCACCAAAATGTCTTAAATAATCTAAATTGTATTTTGGATATGCTAGCTCTACACTTCCACTTAAATCTACAGTTAACTCACCATTTTGGTCAAATGTACCAGTAGTTTTACCTAACAATGTTGGTAATACATTTTGTGCTTGATGCAAGTTAACGATATAAGAATATTCCAATACTGCTTCTTCATAAGCTGCATAAACATTTCCGGGAGTTAATTCTATATCTAATACATCACCGCCTATCTTTTTGTAAACATAAGCAACTTGGTCAGATGCGCCAGTTAAGAATGCTTCAGAACCAGAATAGATTGCAAATGGAAGATATTGTGTAACTTCTGTTGGACTTCCAGTTACAGGTAAAACTACTGCGCTCAATGTGCTAGTAGGAAGCAAATTTGGAACTGCCATTAAATTAAATACTCCTCAAGTTAAATAGTTATAAACAAAAGAAAACCCCCGACTATTGCTAGTCGGGGGCTTCTTTATCTATCTAAGATAGATTAGCTACCACCGCTCTCGCCAAGAAGGCCACGGACGATAACAAGACCGTACATATCTGGTCTTACCATCTTCTTAGCGTAACGGGTCATTACGCCTTTGCGTGGAACGAAGTCCTCTTGACCAAAGATGGTTGGAGTGACTTGGAGTGGTACGTATGGAGCGTAAACATAACCGCTTTCAAGGAAGCTGTTACCCTTACGACCGACGAGGATTACGTTACGGAGGAAGTCTGCTGCAACGTATACATCCCACTTCTTGGAGATTGAACCGACGTTGACTGCGCCAACTTCGCCCTTCTCGTCTTCGTGAGAAACCTTGGCACGGAAGCCAGAGGTGAACTCAAGAATGTTGGCAACTTCTGGACCACATACGAGGAAGTTTGCACCACCACGTAATGTCTTTCTGTGGATTTGAGCAGATACGTCATTAATTGT